ACTCAATCCCGCCTAGTAATACGCATCTATAGTTAATTATACCAGTCGTTAAAACTAGATTTAATTACTTATAGCTTCCAGGTCAGACCGGTTGCTTCCTTGAATCGTTCGGCTGCTACATTTTTTGTCTCAATAAGCTTATGGACTTTCTTAAGAGACGCAGCGTCTTCAAGCAAATAATTATATAAGTCTTTAGACGCATTAAAAACTTCACCCAAAGCATTGGTTTTTTCACCTTCACGAACAAGACTGTTAAGTTCTGTTCCTTGAAGTAAGGCCTGTGCTGATACAAAAGTTATTTTATCAAATCCGTTCATTGAATACTCCTGTATCTAAATATCAAGCACTATTTAAATCTTCTTAAGCCGGGTGGCGCAGTAGGTCTATTTTTACCTAATAAAGCATTCATCTCTGGATCTTGTGAGTGTGAAGCATGATGCGGGGGATGATTCTTCTCAGCTGCTTTATTAATTTCTTTTCCTGTTCTCTCAATAAACCACATTCGATACTTTATAGGAACATTATAGGATTCAGCATAGGAGAATCCCAGATAATACATTAAAAGAAAGTGCTGCTCTAAGAGACTCTCTCTATCATTCGGTGTCAGGCCAAAAAAAGCTCGCGCCGAGCGGTACCCCCAGTTCCGAGGTTTCTCCGCAAGCGGGGCACTCGAACCACGATTTTAAATCAATCCCAGGTTCATTCTCATCAATAAACTTTCGAAGAGCTCTCGAATCTCGAGCAGGCATATTCCTGACAAAGTTATTGATCTTAGCTCTATCGGACACGTCGGCGATTTCAATAATTGCATACTCTAAACGTGTTGTAATCATGTTATCGGCTAGCTGGCCCATTTTCTTTCTTCTAGCGTCGAGCTTCTGCATTTCTTCTTCATCAGCGCCAGTCAGGAACTTAAATTTCACTACCTTCTTTGTGTACGGTAAAGTGAACTCAAAAACATTTTCCCCTGAATGTGCGGGATCTACCCCTAAGCGATCGATTGGGCACTCTGAAAGATCAAACTCATACTTAGATGAAGTTCCACACTCCGGGCAAGTTACTTCAGCTCTATAATCAGCACCATAGCCTGTAATTCTTAATGCTACCATTAAAGCGTTTCGGTCGCCAGAAAGTAATTCATTTGCCTTGATTCGCTTATCTATAAGACATGACTCTATCAAGTGTGTAATTACTGTCCCCTTTTTAATAAGCGCACGAGAAGTTAGAATATCTTCTTCTCTAGCTGTCATCGGCTTTATATCAACAGTTTCAGCACCACAAAGTGGGTGATCTTGTGGGTAACACTTTCCTAAAGAAGGTAATGGAACTGTCTCGTAAGGAATGTCTAGACCAAAGTCATCTTTCATTACATTGCTTATTGGCGCGCCAGGCATATTCATTCCAGGCGGCCCTGATTCGAAAACTTTATTGCTTTGTCTCTTTTTACCAGCCAAAATAACTCTCCTAGTAAGTTAGATCTTTTATTATTATTAAACTTTTGACAAGCTTAGTAAAACTATTTAATTAAAAATCTTCATACCGATTGTAGTCCGCGTCTATATCTGTATTGTTATACTCACTTACTAGACGCTCGTCTAAAAAAATAGAAATATCTTCAATAAAAGCACTAGTGATCACACTCTCGCTATAAAAAATATCAGAATCAGCTTCACTTACATTGATTCTTGCTGGAAAATCGCCAGGCATATTTCCTGGTGTTAAAGTCAGTAAACCACCTTCGTTATCAATAATTTCCAAAGGAATGCCAATAAGCTCTGGATAAGTTTCTGAGTTATTTATAGCTGCTGTGCAAGAACTATCTATACGTTTGTGAATCGACCATAATAATCTTTTGGCAATAGATTCTGACATATTCTTAGACATGATAAATCATAAACGGGGCACATATATTATGTAAAATATAAACACCCCTCACATACTAAAGACTCCTCTTTCGACCGATTGAAAAAAGAGGAGTCTCAAATAAGTGTTAGGAAGAATCAGTACTGAAGAACGCAGTTATCAAATCTGAGTGTCATAGCTATTTCAACCATGTCTGAACCGTCATATGACAAGTCATTAAAGTTAGCTTCTGTCAAAAAAGCTCCCTTGATATCCCAGAGCTCAACAACAGTTCCCACTGGATCTAATAGTTTAAGTTGACAATCCCGCTTATAGAAATCAGCATAGCCGGCACGACCTGAAACTGATTCAAAGTGAGTTCTTACCCATTCCATGACCTGCTGTGCTCCCGAAGGTGCAATTGGATCGTGAAGGGTTACAGACAACGTCCCAAACGTTGTCTTGCCTGCAATGTATCGATGGTGGTTTATCCAAGGAATTGCAATTTCTTCTGTAGTATATGTGGGTCGAGCTGCTGTCTTCATTAAGAAAGCATCGACTCCTTCAATCATGAATACCCACCGAAATTTTCTTTTGGGCTCAAATTTATTGGGTAGCATGTCCGTAACGGAAAGGGTATCAGCCATTTTTAGATTCTCCTGAAATCAGTCTATTGATAATTATATCGATCATGATGTTTTTCATCTATTATTAGACCTCAGCCCCAGCATTTGTGATCACAAAGTCAAGTGAGATAAACTCAGCAACTCTTGTGGGCTGGAGGAAGATCTTTCCTCTTAAGGTATTATTTTCAACATCAGCTTGAGTTGTTGTTGTTGTATCAATAACAACCTTGAACCTATCGAGGCCCTGTTGTTCCTGAATCCTAGTAAGGATTGGTTGAACAGCTGATGAGAACTTGGCGAGCGTTGATTCTCGGTTAGGCTCGAACAGAATGGTATTTCCAACAAGCTTAACTTGACGCCTTATCTCGATAAGTAAGCGTCTAACATTTACTCTATCAAGCGAAGATTGCGCTGCAAGAAGTGTCTTTTGACCCCAGACAACTATTCCAGAGCTTCCCGGGAATGACGTCAGCGGATTGATGTCAGAATCATAAACCGTATCTAAGTTAGCTCTGCTTAAGTTAACAGCAACCGTCCTTCCCTCAGTATTCGGATCGAGTGCACCTCTTGTGAAGCCTGCAGGTGCGAACCACGGATGAGCGACTGTGTCGTTCAGCGCGAATGCACCCAAAACAGCCACAGAGGGTGGTACCTGAACATTGACGCCCAAGAACGGATCTCTAATTGTCACATCAGGGAAGTATGCCGCGGCGAATGATGTATCTAGGCCGCGATCTTTAAATGCAGAGACTGTGTTATTGACGCCTGGATCCTGAACTGAGCCAGTTATCACTTTATTATCTACATCCCGCTCCTCAACGTCCATAATATACAGTGCATCGAATCTTGTCTCTACAGCTTCAATCGCCTTATTAGTGATCTGCTCGTGTCTAACCCCGGGGAGAGCCAATAGCTTGATATCTACATCAGACTTTGTACTCATAATGTCGAGTGCCTTGTCGTATGCTGAAACTGTCGGGCCGTCAGATTCTCCCTGAGTGCTATCATCCATTTCTCTCTTGATAGCTACGTTCTCAAATTTTGACTTAGCTTCATCAAAGATATTAACTCCATCAAAGCCACCCTGAAGAAAGAAAGTATATTTTGCATATTTTCTGACACCTGAATCGCTTAGGTCGTCTGCAACGCTTAGCCCTCTTGTCTTTTTACTTGCATTTACTTGAATTCCTCCGGCTCTTATATAAGATGAGCTGTGCCACTGTTTCACGTCTGGTAGACCTGATGAGCCTGTTCTCACCTTGATGTTTTCTAGAGAGAATAAATTGTACTGGAAGTTGTCCGCGTCAAGTTCACCGTAGTATGCTGATGAATCCTTCCCGGCATTATTTCCTGCCCATGCGGCCTGATATGTCTCTTGCCATCCGGGCATATACCTCGTATAATTCTTTAGGCCTGCATTTGGCTTCGTTGACTTGTTAGTCTCAAGTGCATTGTCTACCATTTCAAACTGAACACCCCAATAGTAGGCTGAATCTACCTGCTCTTTTGGCGGTCTTCCAACTTTTATATCCTTTCTGTACGGAACTGGTAATGTTTGAGCTCTCTTGTACATCGTAGTATACGGTAGAGATGATGTGTTTGCCACGGGAACGTTAAGGCACTCAGTTCCAGAAGTAACCAAGTGATAAAAGCCTCTAAACCCTACTGGGAGTGCTTTTTGATTAATGATGCCGTCAGTCACGTCAGTGGCCATTTCAACACGAATGTAACTTGAATTATTTGGATGCTCTCCATCGTAAACAAGCTTTTGTGCCCCTAGCTTCTTATCAAAATCAAACTTAGCACTCTTGTCACCAATCACTCGAGATATATAACGATCAGACATTGGATTGAGCGATAGACCTCTGTACTGCTCCAAAACCTTTCTATCTGAGTCGGTATCATTAAAACTTCTTACAAGCAGATCAAATTGACCAAACTTATCTATGCTGGAATTAGAATTTTTAATACTTTCAATCGAAATCTTGAATAAGTGATTCGCATATGTTCCATCGTCTCTTGAGTGAATCTTAAATAGGTTCTTTGGAACACCTCCGAATTTCTGTGAAATAACCCAAGAAGATCTGGGCGAGCGATATCTTGTTTCGAACCCTTCGTAATTCGGTGCCTTGTTTGAAGCATTGCTATTTCTTGCCAGGGCCCCGGTTTGTATGAATGCACAATCCTGATAAATTGGGACGCCGGCGCCGGCATCTGAACCGTTTCTCTCAGTGGCTCCCTGGACTAGAACACCCGAGCCGGTCGGGATAGCCATGGCCGGATGTATATCCCAGTTTGCGTAAAGCAAGTGGCCGGCTTGTTCTGTCTTCAATGGGTCAGTATTGAATACATTTGACATATAGTTGCCAGCGTCAGGATCAAAGGAAGATGTGAGAACGTTCTGATACTGGCCTGTTCCCTTATGACCATTAAGAATGAGAACAAACTCTTGTTTTCCATTTCTAATATTGACTGAGCCAGTTACACCACCGAAAGGTCCGGCTGTTGTAGCTGTTGTAGTTTTTGCCGGGGTCTGATTATTAGATACAGGGCCAGTTGCTGCGCCAGATAATGTCAGTGTTACGCCGCTAGCTGCTAGAAGAACTCCACGGATTATAGGTGTTGAACCACCCGTGCCTCCGTCAAAGCCGCTAGATGAACCCTGAGATCCCGTAAGTGATACGTAGGGAGTCGCTCCTCCGATTAGATCGTTACCTGTAATTGATACGTTTCCGACCGGGCCTCCGATTGAGCTTGTCAACTCAACAGTTGCCGCACCTTCTACATAATTGACCGTCATTCGAAGCTTATTCCCGCCTCCGGATGCTGACCCTGTTGTTCCAGCAGACACACCAAAATTAATTGCGTGATGAATTGAAGTGTAGAGTGATCTTGCTAGTTTTGCATTTGAATCTACAGAACTGAACCCTATCGCTGTCGATGTTCCTTGAACATTTGTTTTAGCAGCCGCAATCGATGCTGAAAAGATATTTCCCATTCCGTCATGAAAAACTAATCCTGAGTCAGCAACTAAGGAAGCATATCTATCTACAGTCAGTTGAACTGCAGAATTTACAGCACCGATTTGTACACCTGGAGCGCTTAGAGCTGTACTGTTATTTGACTCTGACATGAATGTTCCCAAAAAGTACATTCTGCCTGGTACGCCCAGCTCATTTGCGTATGGGTTGACAGCAACATTTCCGGTTGCTTGAACTTGTTTAGCACCAACAACGAAACCTGCATTTGTGACTTTTCCATCAGATGCTTTTGTCTTTCCGTCTCCGGAGCCAAGAACCCTAAGGTAACATACTGCTTGAGCATTTCGAAGCCACTCGACAACAGCGAGTGGACCAAATTTTTCAGCATCTGTCGCGCCGAACTCGGCTACAAAGTCTTTAAGTGTACCCACTACCACCGGTACAAAGGCTGGGCCTCTATTGGCGGTACCGATAATGCCTGCAGGAACACCCGAGGGTGTCACGCCTGAAGGGCCTGATAGATCGATCTCTCTCGTGCTTACGCCTGCGCTTTTAAAAGTTAATTCTGGCATTCCCCAGTTCTCCTATCAAAGTAATTCATTTCATAACTATTCATTAGACAAAACTTGCACCTGTTGTATCAACAATAAAGTCGACTGAAATAAACTCAACCGTCCTTGTTGGGACAACAACAATGCGTCCATTCAATCTATTTGCTGAAACATCTTCAGCTGTGTTATTAGTGTCATCCATCACAACTGAGAATTTTTCAATTCCTGCCTGCACTTGAACAAGCGCTAAAAGAGGTACCACCTGACCCACAAATCTAGATCGTGTCTCTGGTGTGTTTTGCTCAAATACAAATCTGTTTGCAATATTAGAGATAATTCTCTTAACTTCCAACATCAACCTTCTTACATTTACTCTGTCCAGTGCGGACTTAGAAGCTTGAAGGGTCTTTTGACCAAAGATTACGTAACCCTCTCTTGGGAACGTTGCGATTGGATTAATTCTTGTATCATAAAGTTCGTCCCTATCACCTGCATTAAGTCTTACGTCTACGTTTGACACCATGTCAAGGGCTGCTCTATTAAATCCAGCGGGTGCAAACCAAGGGTAAGCAACCTTATCATTGTATGCTAAGGCAGCTATAGCTGGAACAGAAGGGGGAACTTTTACTTTTCTTCTATTGTATGGGTCGTCTATAAATACATCTGGGAAATATGTCGCTGAGTAACTGTTATCAATTGCCCTGCTCCCAAACTCTTCGGCTGTCTTCTGAACATCGGGTTTTGCCGTGGAATCATCGAAGAGCCTATTTCCATCTTCATCATATTCAATCAAGTCCATGAGGTACATTAACATGCTATAATCGCGAGATCTCTGAGCTGCGTAATCTGTGATAAAGGCATCTCTTATCCCCGGTAAGGCGAGAATATTAGTGTTAACAGTCATTTCATCTGTCATAATCTTAACAGCTGTACGATAACTTGCGACTGCGTTGTTATCTTTCCCTGTTCCGGCAATATTTTTAGCATTTCCGCTTGTATCAACAAGTCCGGGCGAAACAAAGCTAGTGTTAGCACCGCCGTTTGTATCTGTTGAAGCAGATCGATCATTCATCTTCTTGGCATTAACGTCAAGAATGTTGAGGCCGTCGAATCCGCCGTAGAAGAATGTTGAGAACTTGGCCCAGCTGGTGAATCTATTAAAGTATACTGAAGCTGTCAAGTTTACTAGAGTTCCCAAAGTTACTCGTAGCTTTCCGGATGAATCCTTTGCCAAATAATTACTAGGATCGGGTGTCACATTTCTAAGATATGCGGCACCTCTCATATGCTGGCCGGCTGATGCCGTAAAGTTAGATACGAGAACCGTGGTTACCTTCTGGGATGCACCTACAAAATTACCGAATGCTACCTTAGCTAGAGTAAACTTGTTATCACAGAATGCATCTGCGGATGATCCCGTAACAAGCATATCGAGTTTCCTGATGCCCATAAATTTGGCATAGTTCTCAAGTAGCTCATTTCTCTGGGATCCGTTATTGGGTTTAAACGAGGCGTTGGATATTGATCCTGTTTCGGGCACCCTTTCAAACTGTACACCCCAATAAAACCTGGAATCGGCGACCTCGTTCTTTCCTGGTAAGCCTGGAACTCCATCGTCATTGGTGTTAGAATATTCGCCCTTTGTGACTTTGAACCTAAGCGGTATTGGAGGCAAGATAGACCCAGAAAGACCACATTGAGCGATTGACATTGCTAATCTTCGCTTCTGTGTAGCTGGTGGACCTGCTTTTGCTGATCCGTATCCGGGAAGTGCTGTAGAAGTATCTGTCAATGTATCTGACGTCTTTAATAGCTCCATTCCGCGGAAACCAAAGGGAAGCGCTGAAGCCGGAACCATGCCAGACTCGACTGCATCATTCATAACAACTCGAACAGAAGTTGACTTATTTGGATACTTTCCATCAACAATAATGCGACGTTCTTCTTCATCCTCTGCATCGAAATTGTAATAAGCTTTCATGTCTCCAATAACAGCGGCTACATACCTTTCTGATCTTGGATTTAAGTTGCACTCGGGATAACTCTCAATTACCTCGGGTGCTGCGTCTGTATCAGTAAAGTTTCTTATTTCAACTGTAAACGTTCCGTAAAGATTTCTAGGATCGTCTGATTTCCTAAGATTTCTGATTGAAAGCTTATACCGTTGATTTCCCCACGCGCCATCTGAAATTGTTTCGAAGTGAAACAAGTCGTACTCTGTTCCACCGAACATCTGAGAAATTATAGCTGGGGTCGTTGGTGACGCAAATCGCGTGTCATACCTGCCGTAAAGATTTCTGAACGCAGTGGACGTATCTCCACCGTCAGACGTAGTACTAGCAGATCCTGAAAGAATTGCTACATCATTAGACCCGCCTGCAACCTTTGCAAGTTCTGGATCCACGGGGAAGTGAGCATAAAGAAGATGCTGCTCTTTCATAAAGCTCCCCGGGTCTGTATTAAGAATGTTTGCAAGATAATTTGGATCAGAGGGATTTAACGAGCATGACAAGATCTTGATTCCCTTCTTTGAATCAGTCACAGCAAAATCTGCACCTGCTGATGAAGAAATTACAAGTTTAAACAACCCTTTATTGTCACCTGTCCTGATGATTCTGGCTGAGTCATTCAATGCCAACCAGCCGCTATGTGCAGGTGTCGCTTGTCCTGAGCCGTCCAGTAGCATTATTCTTGTTCCTGAGGGTGTTAAAATCATTCCCCTAACAAGATTTACGTACTCGGGTTCAGCCCAGAGCCCTGTATCAAACGATGAATTATCTGTAAACATCGGTAGTGTGATTGACTCACTAGCTGAAACATAATGGCGTGCTGCAATAAATTGAACTGTGCCTCCATGTCTCGAGTCCTGACCGGGTTCAACCTTGGAGTTCACTCGGAAACCGGCATTTTTTACAGTCCCCTTAGTCTTAGTTGTAGTCATATCATCAAGCGAATCATTGGCGCCTGCGCCAAGTACTCTTAAGTAAGTTAAAGCATTTCTGTGCTTAAGAAATTCTCTTACCGCATATGGACCAAATTTTTCCGGGTCCACTCCACCAAATCTTGTTCTAAAGTCCTCAAAAGTCCCTATTGTGACAGGGACGAACGCCGGTCCTTTTTCAGAAGTACCGATGATGCCTGCAGGTGTTCCCGTGGGACCCTGAACAACAGGCGCTACATCAATTTCTCTCTCAAAAAAACCAGGTGAACGAAAAGTTTGCTCAGCCATTACTGTATACTCCTCGAGTAGTTACATTATAAATATTCACGAACAGGTCAAAATACCCAACACCATTGTCGTTAGATAAAATCAAGTTCAAAACTAGATCATTAACAGCCATCTTCTACCTCTGACGTTAGATTTAAGTCACCCAAATCCTCATTAATAAGTCCAGACATAACTGACTCTCCTGTCCTAGAGTCAGACGATAACACTTGTAGATATTGGGGTTTGTTGTTTCCGGAAAACGGATTACGAATGTATACTTTTAATTGTTGAAGAGGTCTTCCTCTCCATGACTTCGGGTTTCCGTCTCGATCAAGGATCTCAACTTCTCCCAAAATAAAATCATCAGGGCTGGAAGATCCGACCGGAGAATCTCTGCGGCCGCTAATGTTGATCTCAGCTGATTGTGATTCCATACCAAAATTTACAACTGGCGCAGAAAAATAACTTCTAAACGGGCTTCCCAGACCCGCCGGATCATTTGCTACTAAATAACCATCGACGACCACAGAAAAAGAATAGCGTACGATTCGCTCCTGATCAGTGAAGTCATCAAAGTTATTTCCATCAGAAAAGTCATCTTGAACGTAACCTACGAACCAGTAGCCCTTATCGGTAGTTAGCTTAAAATTATTTCCCGGTGCATGATAAGCAATCATCAACTGCTCAATCATAGAGTTCATATGTGTCGTATATTGAGTCCAGAATGTTACCTCGTAAGTCATTCTAACAAACTTTGGAAAGGGAACGGTGATCAACTCATAAATATTGTCACCTATGCAGTGATTTAAACCTGCTGCAGTCGGGCCAGACTTGTATTCTCTATTGCCCACTGTTCCAGGCTTAGCAACGCCCACTGGATCTTCTATATCTGAGACATGATTTGAAGTGGCCACATTATCTTGATTTGTCAAATTTTGTTTATTTTTGCTATTTTGATAATTGCGATCTTTAGCAGATAGTCTTCGCTTAATAGTCAGATCTCCAATATCTCGACCTCTTGCAGCTTGACTAATTGACTGACTTAAACCAGATCTACGTATTGATATTAAGGGCAAAATTGTTGCTCCATTACTATCTCTTATTGGCTTTTTACGCTTAACTAACGCAAATCGTTCGCCTGTAGCAAAAATAACTGGAACTGGTAACTGCTTATTTTTTTGTGAGACTGTCATTTGAAGTGTCTTATCAAAAAACTCAAACATTGATTTGTCGATATCTTCAAGTCTACATTCAGGAATAAAGAAATCTTCGGGTATCGTGTCTCCGTCATACCCGGTAGGAAGGCGCTTTGATCCATCAACGGAATCCCGATTCTCATATGTTTGAGTCGCTGTTTGCGGTTCTGATATTCTTGTAGTATCACTCATATCATTTACTCGTCATAAAAAGATGAACCTGATCCTGTTGCATCACCTTTAGATGACACCTCTTTCGGTTCTGTTAATGGTTCTTCTAAAACACCCTTATCCTGGAGTGCTCGTTTATCGCCCGTCTCACCTTGTTTATTATTATCAAATCCTCGTTGCTGAACAAATGTATCCTGAATTGCGCCCGGATCAGACTCACCCTCCGTTGTGGGTCCGAGGATCTTAGCAGTAAACAGACTCTTTCTTGCTTGTCTACCTACTAGTTTCACCCCGGTTTTGTATTCTACTTGACCGTATACTTGTTTATCAAATATCACAGAAGTTACTTCAAAGAAAATTTTACCATAACTAAAAAAATCGCCCTCTGACACTTCTATACCTTTATCCAGAAGATCTCGATAGTGAACAAACACCTCTATTCCATAACGCTCTTCTGAACCGAATTGGTTGGTTTTCACCTCTTCGGGTGACCAAGTCACTAGTGCATCGAGCTCCAGAGGGTTCTCAAATACCTTCTCCGGGGCTTCTTCGTAAACCTCGTGAATCTGTGTTTTAGTTACAGAAATAGAGTAATAAAATATCTTCTGACCAATAACGTCTTTTATGACTTCCTTTGTAAGGTCTGAGATCAGATCTATTTCTCGCGGTGTTATAAAAAGTCTAGCCATCAGTCATTATCCCATTATTATCGCTTTACCATTGGGCATGGGAATCATGCTTAACTGCTTTCTAATGTTCGCTGATCTTTCAGCATCAACTTCAACGATCTTATCGTAAGTCATAGATTCGAGCATTTCTCTAAGTTGTGTTACTAGGGCTTCTTTTTCTGATTTCGCATTTGTAACAAGATCTGTGCCGTTTAGTTGAAGATCACCACCTGGAATTGGTACAGAGCTAAACTTAGACCGAATTAATCCTAGTAGTTCTTTAGACAGTGCCAGTGTGTACTGACGAATCCACTGTTTCGCCATACTGTTAATCTTAGAATACGATAACACACCAAACGGAATATTTGACATATTAGAGACTCCATAGATAGTATCGTCTCTAAAACTAGGATTCAATGGATCTGGCGCAAATGAGACTCGTAAAAACATTTTCTTTGGATCTTGCTGAGTTGGCTTGGGAAAAATTCTTATATTTCTTCCGATAATTTGATATGAGTAATTTGATCGTCTAACTTTTTGCGAAACTTTGAGCTGGCTGGCTCTTAAAATATCTTCGAATACGGGGAGCACATAGAATATTGTTTCCGGTGTAAACGACTCAAAACTAAACTCATTATTAAGATAGTTGATAGCTGATGTCGTATCAAAAAATCTATATGCTTGCGTTGGATTGTAATGAAAAACCTCTCTAATTCGCATTTTTGAACGATGTGCATTTTGTGAAGAAGTAAAGAGAACGTTACCAGCTTCATCTTTAAGATCACTGTATATGTTGTAATCTTGCTTATCTTGGACTAACTGAATTGAACCTGAAACCATATCGTAGGATCCACCGATTCCTGCTTCCATAGCATACGGCTCTGCAAATCTTCCTAAGAATTCTAAATTCTCTCTTGGGTGCTTCTGCTCAGAGCCAGACATGCTACCAGTCGCTAGTCCTAAAAAGTTATTCAATTGAGACTTTGTCTGATATTGATTGACAAGATTACTGTACTCAAACATTGACTCTTCGAAATTTGCCCATATTTGTTTTTTTGTTAGCTCAACAGATAGAATATCATCTCCAAGCTTTCGCTTGACAAAGGTTGCCATCTTGTTTGCATCAGATTGAAACTGTGAGTCATCATCGAATGTTCCAAAAGGAGTCGGACTAGTTGTGTTAGCAAAAGTTGCCATTGCAGTTTAGCTCCTAAGCTATTCGATTATAAATATAGAAAGAAAAGGCTAAATTCCTTTTAAGCATAACTGCCCTGAGCTGCCTCTTGGCAATGTGGGTTGTCTACAGATTGTGAAGAGATATAATAAAAAAAATTTATTTTTTGCTTATCAAGGTATGTAAAAATCATGTTCTGGGGACCAAAATGCGCCCATGGGCGTTACAACAAACCACTTCTTATCAATCATTAGACAATGGTCAAGCTTAATAATTTTTTCATCTTTAATAATCAATATACCGTAGTAACCATGAGCCTGGCCTGCACTAAATTTTACTAACGTACCAATATAAAGATTTTTTGAAGACACATAATAAATATCCAAAAAAAACCGCCGGTCCCAAAGAGACCGGCGGTAGTTTAGAATGTAACTTAGATGAATTACGCAGAAGCGCTCTCAACGAAGTCAGCAGTCCCAACGACAACTTTAGAGTATCCTGAAAGGTGCCAATGTGTGCCGTCACAAAGTAACGTCAGGCGTGCACCATTACAGTCAGTTCCTACAGAAGCATCTTGCGTGATCTTCGAAATACCATCGAAATCCAAGACAGTGCTGTTAGCTCCACCTCTGACCATGTAACCGAAGATGTCGGTACCGTTGGCACCAGTCGTGATAATAGTATCAGCACTGGAATGGCCAGCATCAGCAAGCCAACAGAAATCATAATAGACACCAGCAACTGAAGTGGATGCTGTTGGAAGTGTAATTGTGATAGTTGTTGCTGTAGCTGTGCTAGGATCAAGTGTGATCAATGATCCTGACTCTCCAACAGCCAATGTTCTGGCTGTAGTAGCCGCATTTGTTAACGCGATGACTTGCTTTTTTACCGGCAACTCGCAATATGACCCGGCCTTCTGATAAAGACCCTTTGCAGTCGTGTATAGTACTTTAGGCATAATTTTCTCCTTGTGTTAAGAATTTTTGTCCACATGCTTCCGATGCTAACGTGTGGGGTCCGTCATTATGCATGCATCGGGCTTACCTGTAAGTATTCCAGTACACGAGAAAAATTAGCGCTAATCTTTGACTATTAAGCCTGCACTTCTAAGCTTATTTGATAAACTCTTTGGTCCCTGACGTAGCTCAGACCTAAACTCTGTATCCAAAATAGTCAAAAGTTTATCGACTTTTTCTTCAAGTGTTCCCAATCTATCAGGCGATGTTATTTTTGTAGCTGCCTTCTTTGTCGCTTTCTTTGTTGTAGTTGTATTTGACGTGCTGCTTGTGCTAGCTATCTTTTTTGATGTTGTACTACGCTTCGTCGACGTTGCTGCCTTCTTAATTGTAGTGGGTGTCTTAGTAATCTTTCCTGATGTGCTTGGCATGTGACCTCCTTTAGTCGTTGAAATTATAACCAAAATTATCTAGAACGTTTTTAAAATAATTGCTTACTAAATTAAATGAAGCCACATCATAATAATCCTGGTAAGCAAGCGGTGATTTTCTTATCCCATGTTTAAGGTGGGGTAAGTTTATGGGGCCGAGTCCAATGCGGCCGCAGAGTCCTGAGAACTCTACATCTAACTGCTCATATTTTAGAATATGATCAACTGGATGATTATAAAAAAGATCGTATCTCGATGAAAACCACTCGAGCACCATTTGATCTTTTCCTGTTGTATTAAACTGTGCATAAGTTTGAAGAAATGTAGAAAATTTATTTTTTAAAGTTCCCGATCTATCTTCTGCACAAGGTTTTAATACGTGTTCCTGAAGTGTTGTATCGGGTGAATAAAATGCCCACCAAAAATAACTAACAATTGCATCGTATGGATTTCTTATTGTAGTAAACTTCAAATAATCGTTGTATGAGTCTCCGCATATAGTAAAAAACTCTTCTGGAGGCACGTGTTGATGCCACACCTGCCTATATCCCAACTTATTATTTCTTTCCTGATAACCGAGCGATGATTCCTCTTCATATGGTGAGCCCGTCAAGATATCGTCTGTGCCGCAAAACGGAGTCAGAGCAAGTTCAATACTTGAGCCGGCAGATTTCATCTGTTTAAAAAAGATAAATTTATGTCGATGAGATAGAATCATGAAGCTATCTTAACACACTCAGTATTTAAATAAAATAAAACGGGCGGCCAAAATT